TGGACCCGTGCGGATGAGACAGAATTCCTCAAGCGCGCCCCCGACACGATGGTGCTGCCCTTCGTCTTTGCGATCTGGACCGGCCAGCGCCAGGGCGACATCCTGACGATGCCGTGGTCAGCCTACGACGGTTCCAAGCTCCGGTTCCGCCAGCGCAAGAGCGGGCGGGCGATGACCATCCCGGTGGGTGGACTCTTGAAGGAGATGCTAGACGCTTTGCCGCGAAAGGGGATTCAGATCATCCTAAGCGGCAAGGACACGCCCTACACCACGGGCGGGTTCAAGAGCGTGTGGCGGCGCGGGTGCGCCAAGGTTGGGATTGAGGGGCTGACCTTCCATGATCTGCGCGGCACGGCAGTCACCCGCCTGGCGTTGTCAGAATGTACGGAAGCGGAGATCGCGACGATCACCGGCCACTCCTTGCAGTCCGTCCGCGAGATCCTGGACGCCCATTATCTGAGTCGCGATCCGGCCCTGGCCGAGTCGGGAATAGCGAAGTTGCAGAGAACATTCGGTGAATAAAAGATCCGAAATTTCTGCATAAAATGTAGAAAATTTTGTAGAAAGAACCTTTTAGTCCGGGTTTGTTCTACAAGGCCCAGGGAAATTCTTCAGTGATTTCAGTAGGTTAACTTGGTCGGGGCAGCAGGATTCGAACCTGCGACCCTCTGCTCCCAAAGCCGAGCTTATCCTCTGAAATCATTGAAGAAACCCTGAAGAACGACAGGAATCTCGGACCCGAACATCAATGGGTTACGTGGTTTTTGAAGAACACTTTTTTGGGGGGAAACACAATGGTTGGCAAGCTCACAAACGATAATCAAATGTCCTGCTCGCGTCTCCCGGCCTTGATGGGATTGAGCCCCTGGTCGAGCCCGAACGACGAGCTGCAAAAGAGCTATGCCGCTCTGAACGGGATCGCCGCGAAGCCCTGGGAAGGCAACGAAGCCACCCGCATGGGCGACACAATGGAGCCGATCATCCTCGAGCTGATGCGGCAGCGGCTGGGCATGGATGTCCTGCTCAAGCCAGACGCGCCGTTCCATGCGCCGCCTGGGATTGCCCTCAGCGGATCGCTGGATGGGGTGGCTGGGATGATCCCGGTGGACCGCAAGAAGGTCATCAAGACCGACCCCGACAAGGGCATCTATGTGATGACCGAGAGCGGCGAGATCACCCTCAGCGGCAACGGCGCATTCGAGTGCAAGCTCACCAGCAACCACGCCGAGGACGCCCCGGCGCCACACCGAGGGCCGATCCAGCTCCAGGGTCAGCTCCTGTGCTCGGGCTTCAAGTGGGGCGCTGTCGGGGTGCTCTACCAGGGGATCGAGCTTAGGATCTTTGTCTTCGCCCGCGACGAGAAGATGATCTCCATAATCAAGGAGGCGGTGGAGGAGTTCGAGCGGCGCAAGCGGGGTCCGGACTACTACGTCCCGGCCAATCCCGCCGATGGGATCCGGACCTATGCGCGGGCCGAGACCGGAGCCCCGCCCGTCGATCTGGACCGCGCCGCCATCGCGCTGTGTGACGAGCTGATCGCCGCCAAGAAGCTGTTGAAGATCGCCGAGCGTACCATCGAGGAGACCACCAGCGCCCTGATGGGGCTCCTGGGCAACCACGATGCAGGGGTGGCCCGCGACAGCGACGGCACCACCTGGACGGTGAAGTGGCCGACGATCAACTACAAGGCGACCGCCGACAAGACGACCCTGGGCAAGCCTGCCTACTCGATCCGCCGCAAGACCCTCGGGATCACGGTCCAGAGCGCCGATGGCAAAACCGAGGGGGAGGCGTGAACGACCCCATAAAGTTCACAGGAGCCGCCAAGCCCTGTGACCGGGATGATGTCATCGCGACAGCCTTCCATCTGGAGCTACCGCTTTCGGTGTTCCAGGCGGTGCTGGAGGTGGAGACGGACAGCTCTGGTTTCGACCAGGCTGGCCGTCCCACTGCGCGGTTCGAGCGCCACATCTTCCACGCCCAGCTAACGGACCAGCCGAAGCTGCGCGCTCGAGCCGTCGCCGAGGGTCTGGCCTATCCCCAGTGGGGTATGGCGCCCCCGGCCACGGCCAGCGACCAGACCTATGACGAGATCGAGAGAGCCTGCCAGATCGACCAGGAGGCGGCGCTTCTCTCGACGGCCTGGGGCATGGGGCAGATCATGGGCTACAATTTCCGGATCTGCCGCTGCCGCTCCGTCGAGCAGATGGTCGAGGAGGCGAAGGAGAGCGAGGCGAACCAGCTCTATCAGATGGTGACCTACATCATCGCCCTCAACCTGACCGACGAACTGGCGGCGCTGGAGTGGAAGGCCTTCGCTATGGGCTACCACGGCCCAGGCTACGCCCGCCTGGGGGTGGACCGCCGCCTCCCCGTGATCCATGCGCGGATTGCGGGTGCCATGAGGAAGCGCCGGGGCTAGTGTCTAGGGCAGGGCGCACCAGCCCTCACGTCGGGCGTTCGACTGCTTGACCTCGATGATCGTGGCTGTGGTGTCCTTGGACGACCAGGACACATCGCGCCAGACCTGGCAGACCGAGCCGTTAGTCGCGACGGTGGCCGTCCGACTTGAGCAGCCCATCAGGGGAAGTATCAACAGCGTCGCCAGCATGAACCGCATTTTGCGTCCTCCTCAGTACGTCAGCCGTCGCAGCCGCCTCGACCTCGGCGATGGCGTCGGCCCTGATCTTGAAATAGACGCCGCCCAGGGTGACGACGACGAGGACGGCCACCACCAGGTAGCGGCCCAGGGGGCTGAACAAGAGGCTAAACACCGTGCGCCTCCATGTGCTGCTTGCGCCAGATCCAGATCGCGACGCCGCAGCCCACGATCGCCGCCATCATCAGGAACTGCGGGTTGCTGACCAGCCCCATGATCGTGCCGAACAGATCATTGGCGTCCTGGACCTGGGCGGTGATCTCCTTGGCCGCGCCGACCGACCCAAGCACCCCGACAGCCACCGCGCTGTTCGCCTGCTTGCTATCAGCCATCGTCTTCACCGGCACGGGGTCCGGCTCGGTGCGGTGGTCCTGGTCGTCATCTGGGTGGCTCTCATGCGCCAGCCACCAGGTCGTCCTGGCCTGGCATCGCTTGACCAGGCCGGGTAGGATCTTGCCACCGCCCCGCGTCCATTTGGCAAGCTCGTCGGGCACACGGTCGAACTGCCTGGCGTTGACGGCCCGCAGAACGCCGCTCTTCGCAAGGTTTCCGACGCCAGCGTTATAGGCAAAATCGACAAGGACATCGAACTGGTTCTGGGTCAGATCCACCTTCACCAGCTTCTCGACGCCCGCCTCGAAGGCCCGAAGATCCCGGTGCAGGATGTCGAGGGCCTGTTGCTGCGTGATGGTCGCGCCCGCTGTCACAGTCGGCTCGCCTGCCGCCGAGGTGTGGCCGAAGCCAATCGTGAGAATGCCTGCGGGGCATTTGTATGATTTGAGTTTGCACCCTTCGAATTTCTTTAAGATGGCGTCGAGGCCAGCGTCGGACATCTGCATGTGTGGCTCCTACCTGTGGACAAGACCGATGGCGATCAGAACAAGGCAACCCACCGCCACAACCAAGGCGAGAAATGCCGAGCCCCAAACCATCACGCTGTTCATGAATTCGGCTTGGTCTTTCTCAGCTTGAAGGGCCGCCGCCTTTTGGTCTTTGCGGATTTGCGTTGTCGCTGAGAGAACCTGATCCCATGCGGCAATCCCGAATTCGCCGATGAAGTGGTTCTTCAATTCAGCCATCATCGCGTTGGCTTCTGCCTTGGCGGCATAGGCTTCCATCGCGATCTGTTGGGCCGACTTACCTGCAAGCAGATCACCCTTGGGGTCAGCCGCAGCCCGCGTGATACCCGCCACGCTCTCGAACAAGGAGCCGAGATCAGCCGCCATGCCTTGCAGTTCTTTGCCAACAGCAATGCCCGCCTTGAGGGCTTCGTAACTAACTTTGGCTGCGGCTAAAAGTGTAAGTGGGTCCATGTCAGCGCCCCGTGCAGATCCTCATACCGTTGGAAAAATCCCACCCGCCGACAACGCCCCTGCCGTCCGCGTGACAGGGCGCGCTGGTCGGCTTTACCGACCCAGACCAGATCACCTGATCCCGGCTTGCGTCGCGAGCCCAGCCGCCGCCCTTCGTCCAGGTGTAGCCTGAGATGATGTGGCGCCCGACGCTGCCAGAGATCGACCAGAAGGCATCGCGAGCGCCGACGATGATCTCGGTTCCTGCCGCCTCACTGAGCGAGTAGGAGCGCACGGTCACCAGGCAGCGATCATCCCTGGCGTAGACGCGGCCCGTGTTATCAGGCGCGGCCCAGGAGCATTCCAGAGCGCAGGCAGGGGCGGCGGCGCAGAGCGCCAGGGCGATGACGATGGATCTCATTGGCCCCAATCCTTGCGCCGCTTAATCCAAGCCTGCACGGTGTTGGTTTCGTAGATGCGGATGCCGGTCCAGATGATTGTAAATAGCGCAGCGAGTGATGGCATATAACCGCTCAGTGTCCCGACAACAGTAGCGACCGACGCAGTGTCGCCAATGGCGCGGACGATCTCATTGGTGGCGTCGGTCATGGGTTAGCCCTTCTGGATATTTACGAGGCGGCTATTAGGCTCCAACGCTATGAACTCATGCGGGTAGTTGGCGGGCCAGTCGATGACGTTGCCGCACACCAGCACCTTCTCCCAATCGACCCCGTGCGCCCTGAAGGAGCCTTTGGCGACTATGGAGATATGCACGTCAGCCTCGGTGTGCGTGTGCATGGGCAGCACGTCGCCGATCTCAGGGAAGTCGTAGACTGCCCCATTGAGGATGCCGTAGCTGATGGGCATGGTCTGCAACATGTTAGATGACCGTCGCCTGCAAGGTCGTCGCACTCTCTAACTCAGCAGAAGTTGCATAGACCCGCACAGTCGCCGTAGCCGTGGCTGATCCCGCCACATTGGTCCCCGTCACAGTCACGGTCTGGGAGCCAACAGCGTCGTAGGTAAAAGCATATGACCCACTGGCGGGGAATGTCTGGAACGGCAGACTGCTGATCGTCACAGTGTCCGCGCCAGCGCAGTCCCAACTCAAGGTCGTCGTCTGGCCCACAAAGATCGGGCTGGGGCTAAATGATGCGCTGGCAGACGGAGGCCCAACCCAGACGCCTGAATTGGGGTTGTAGTGCCAGCCGATACCAACCTCCAAACCGTCGATGTTGACGATATAGTGGTCGAATGGGGGAGCCCATGTAGCCCCCTCGTCCAGCACGATGATATTGTCGCAAATGCCGGTGGCGTTGTCGATAACTGCAAAGATTGACATGATCGCTCCTTACGCCGGGAAAACGGTGATGATGATCTGACCAGCGCCACCTGCGCCGGAAGATGTGCCGGTATTCGTGCCGCCACCGCCGCCACCCGGCTGTGAACCAGCTACGCCGCTGGTTGTTAAATTGCCAGCGCCGCCATTGCCGCCAAAGGATGATGTGGCCCCTCCGCTGCCAGCAAAACCACCCCCTGCGCCGCCCCAGACACTGGCTGTTGCAGTACCGCCACCATGCAAGACGCCGGGATAACCGGCCTGACCTACAAAGATATTGTTAACTTGAACAACAAAACCACTGCAAATATTAGTAGTGGTTGAAGCCATGATTGCAGGGCTTCCTGCGGTAGTTCCCGATGCCGCACCTAATTGGCCTCCACCACCAACACCACCTCCAGCCGCACCGCCAGCACCGGCATATCCCGTTATTAACGATCCCGCTGACGAGTTGCCGCCATTATTCCCAGAGGCATTTGTCGTAACCGCAGTGCCGCCAGCACCAATGGTAATTGTCTCAGTTGCGCCCATAGCAGAAAGACTGAGCCATCGTTCGTTATATCCACCGCCGCCACCACCAATACCGCCACCAGCCGTAGTTTTTGACCCACTTCCGCCACCAGCCCACGCCTGAATGAGGACGCGAGAGCCAGCCGCAAGGGACGGCTTTGTCCATGTGCCGGATGAGGTGAACGTCTGGAGATTGATTCCGGTGGAGGTGGGCGCAGTCGATGCCCATGCGCTGCCGGTGCTGGTCAGGACATTGCCTGCGGTGCTGGGGGCCACAGCCGTGACCGCACTAGTTCCGTTGCCAATGAGGACAGCGTTCGCGGCCAGTGTAGCAGCGCCAGTGCCGCCCTGCGCTACGGTGGCGCTGGGCGCAGCACTCGTCCACGCCGTCCCATTGCTGGTCATCACATTGCCCACCGTGCTAGGTGCAACCGCAGCAACCGCGCCCGTGCCATTGCCAATGAGAACAGCGTTTGCGGCGAGGGTCGTTTGACCTGTGCCGCCCTGCGCTACGGTGGCGCTTGCAGCCGTCGCCAAAGCGCCGAGACCGAGATTGGTGCGGGCCGTCGCCGCGCTGGCAACGTCTGCTAGGTTGTTTGCACCGAGCAGCGCGCCACTTGACGACGCATATGCAGCGACCCACGCCGACCCGCTGTAGACCATCATCACATTCGTGGTCGTATTGAAATACAGATCGCCGGTCCCAATCGCATTGCCAAGCGGGTCAAGCGTCGGGTTCGCCGAGAGGTTTCCGTAATACTGGCCTCGGAAATCGTTGTAGGAGGCAAGGGCGGACGATGCTGATCCAGATGCACCTGTCGCGCTTGATGCCGCTGATGTCGCAGATGTCGAGGCGTTGGAGGCTTGGGTGGTCGCGGTTGCAGCTTGTGTCGTTGCAATTCCGGCCTGTGTGGTCGCAGTTGCGGCGCTTGCCGCCGCAGATGTGCTTGAGGCCGAAGCAGTGGCGGCATCAACCAGGAGGCCCCACTTAGCAACGTCAGCATTTGAAGAGATTGGGGTCGTCCCGCTCGCCGTGTGAGCTGTGACGCAGATATAGATGTTGCTGTTCGAGCCGTCCTTCACGATGTCGCGCTGGACATAGCTTGTGCCGCTCGCCCAGGCTGAACGATAGTTCCCAAGCTCCTGGGCGACGCTCAACTCGCCTGCGCTATCGAAGCCCAAGACCTTGTTCGCCCTGGCCGCCGCGTCCACCGTGAACTCGGTGGATGTCATCGTGTTGGTGGTGGAGATCTTCAGCGAACGGCCCACCGCCTCATTGATCTGCTGGGCTTCCATCGTCAGCTTGTCGAGCGCCTGCTCATGGGTGTTCGCAGGGAAGGGGTCATTCGCCTGGTAGTCGACTTCCTGGGTCAGGGCGACGTTGCGCTGGAGCACTAGGGTCTCACCCGCCGCAGGAGCCGTGACCATCGTCACCGTGCCGCCAGCGGAGACGCCTGCACCCGTGACCGTGTAGTGGGTGGTCAGGGTCTTGACGATCTCGGTGCCGGTCGCCGAGCGAACCGTGACCTTTAGATCGGCGTTGGCGATGAAATAGAACGGGCAGGAGAAGGCCAGTGTTGACCCGTTCCCCGCGTAACTTGTTTTCGTGGTGGTGGACGAAACGGTCATGTGGAGGCCCTCTGTTCGCTTATATCGTATTGTGTCTTGTACGTCACCTTGCGACCCCAGGGGCGCGCATTCCCTCTGGCCCCTTGCCAGGGCTCCACCAATAGGATTGCCCGAACTCCTTGCGCGCCCGTTGCTGCATGGTGGAGAGGTAGCCAGGCCGCGCCGCCTCCTGAAGGTTGTGAACGATCAGGTGATCCAGGGCGCCCTTGACGTACCAGAGGCTCGCCCCCGGTGTGTTCCCTTTGATGAAACTCACCAGGTTCGTGCCGAAGTTCGTATGTTTGCCCTCAGCCGCCTTGTAGAGGTTGCCCGCCGTCAGCTTGTAGGCGTCGTCTATTAACCCAGCAGTCGGCCCCAGCAGCGCCGACATAGGCCCCTGGTCATTGTGCTGGGTGGTAGCGGAGAAGAGGAAGTCGCCGTAAATCCCGAGGCTTCCACCCTTCAGGAACGCCCCGATCCAGTTCTTCCCGCCGAACTCGGACATTGGGTTGTAGTTGCGGATGTCCTTGCCACTGACCAGATCGTTCACGGACTGCGCCAGCGCGCCGAAGACGGTCGTCATCGCCATCAGCCCCGCGATGTAAGCAGCCTTGCCGCCGACCGTCTCCTGGCCCATGCCCCTCTGCGCGATATGTTTCTGGAACATGGCGATGGGGAAGGACTTGAATTGGAAGATGGAGTTGTACAGCTCGCCGCTCCAGGTGCCCTTGCCGCCAGCAACGCGGGACATCATCTGCGTTTCGACGCCAGGCTTCATGACTGCCATGTTGGTTTCCTCGAGCGTCATCCCCAGGAGCCTCATGATTGCGTCACGCCGGATCTTGTCTGGAACCTGGGCGATCTGATCGTCAAAGGTCTTGGACCAGAGGTTGATCGCCTGTTGTTTCTGGCCCGCGTTCATGGGGGCTTTGTTGATCGAGTCGATCTTGTCCTGTTTCTCCTGCGCGATGCTGGCCTGCTCGGCCTTCACCACCGGATCGAGGGTCGCGGCAGGGATGCGCTGGATTGCTTCAGGCGTCAGCACCCCGTTGCCCGCGCCCCACTTCTCCAGTTCCGCGAGTTTCCAGACGGCGAAGTTGGTTTCGGTGGCGCCCTTCGATGTCAGGATGTTGCGGCTGTCAGCGGGGATCGCCGCGATCGTGGCATGGTTTTGAACCGTCTCGCCGAGCCCCGACATCATCGTCACCCCAAAGGCGCGGCGACGACCACCGTCCAGCGCCTCGATCCCCGATGCGCGCATGACCGTCGCCGCCATCTTGTTCGACCAGGTGGGGCCGAGGTTGTCCTGGCCCCAACGGTTCAGATGGTTGAGCATGGTGTCGAGCCCGAGACCGGCTCGATGCGCCTGGTTTTCCTCGGTCTTGTTCAAAGGGTTCAAAGTCGCCAACTCATTGCGAACCAGTTCAACTTGAGGCAACCCATTGGCAAGTGCGGTCATGTGCATCGTGCCCTCGTCCGCCAGGGCGGTGATCGCGGCAGAGCCCAGGCGCGACGTGACTAGCCAATTCCGGAGCGTGTCGAAGGACTGCGCCAGTAACCTATTGGAAATACTGTCGCTTTTGCCTGTGGAAAACTCATAAAGTTTTTTCACATAAGCGGCCTGCTCTTTGAACTCATCGGCCTTGCTGGGATCTGCCCTTGTCAGCTTCATGAGCTGCTGGTCCGTTATCAGGCTAACTGTGTGATCCGGATTCGGCCCAAAGGTTTCCAGAAGGCTGATGGACTTGGACAATTTCCGGATGTGCCCGGTCATCACGCCCCAGAGGGACTTGTCGCCATATGCCGCCTGGTAATCCAGGTACGCCTGGGCATCCTTGTAATGGATCGACCGACTCTCGGCGTGGTCGTTCGACACCGCGCCGCCACCATTGCCCTGGCCTGGCACGATCTTGTTCACGCCGTCGGTCGCAATCGTCTGCCAGGCTTCCTTGAGGAAGGTCATCACCTGGCCGTCCGACATCTTCGTGCCGTCGTCGTTGACGTACTTCTTGCGGTCGAGCATGTCGAAGACATCCCGCACCCACTTATCGACGCCCGCCTGGTTCACCCTCATCTGATCGTGGTGCTGCGGGAGCGCCCAATTCTCGAGAAGGCCGATCTTGCCGCCCGATTGATTGAATTGAAGCCGAAGCTGTTCGGTCGTGGCGAGCCAGGCTTTCGCCCCGGCGTCGATCTTGGCGTTACCTGTGGGCTCCCCGTGCATGGCTTTCACCATCAGCGCGATGCCCTCCTTGTCCTCAAACAGGCCGAGCAACCGGGGCTCCACCGCTATGAAGGCGTCGAGGGCAGTCCGGATCGCGTTGCGTTCAATCGCCTGGGCGTTCACCTCATGCGAGATGACGTTAGACTTTGCATCGGCGACCGCCACCAGCAGGCGGCGGAAGTGTTCCAGGCCGTTCATGCCGCGAGCCTCGGCCTCGGCGATCCCGTTGTTGATCCGATCGTGGGCCTGGATCGTCATCACGATCTTCGCCCTGGCGTCCGCCGCGTCGCTCATCAGCTCCAGAGCCGACCTCTTCGCCCCCTCCATGAGCTGCTGCTCCCGCGTCATCGAGGCGTAGGCAGGATCGTTTTGCGCCGCAAAGCGCATGTTCTTGGTGATCCGATCCTCGATGCCGTTCGCCTCGGCATTGGTGATCCGGCGGTTCAGGACGCCCTCGACGGCGGTGACGCAGCGGTCTTTCATGTCAGCCCCTCAAAAGACAGGTGATCGCCGCCTCGAAGGCTTGGGCGTTGTTCTTGGATTCTGCCTCGTTCGCCACGGCGTTCTTGAATGCCTCGGCGGCGGGCAGGATCTGGGGCTCGGCCAGGCCGGTATCCGCCGGGACGGGCAGGGTTCCGTGGGTCTCGACCGCCTGGGCGACTATCGCCTGGTCCGATGCAATCCCCTTGCCAGATTCCGCGCCACCCTGTAAAATGCGCGCTGAGGAGGACGTTATGTCCGAGGGGTTATTCATCGCGTTTAGATCTGACACCGGCTCTAAGGTAGCCTGGCTATTTGGCCCAGGCGACTTCTCAGCAGTCAGATCCTTACGGGGGAATTGGAGATCTCCTGCCCCAGCATCCAAGGCAGGCGACTTCGAAGACGGGTACTCCCGCGTCAAAGGCCCCGAAGCCGACGCGCTGCTTGCCGAAGCCCGCTCTGAGCTTGGCTTAGACAAACCAGCCTGAGTCTCATCAACCGCCGCCCGAACGTCAGCCATCGTCTTGCCTTCATGGACGAGCTGCTCGTTGAAAGCTTGGTTGTAGTGCTCAGTGCTTTTGTCCCAAGCCGCGCTGATTTCAGGGAGGGTTTTTGGCGTCACTTCTAGGTTGCGGACGCTCTCGAAGATCTGGTGTCCGCCATTTTTCTTCGCTTCCTCCATCCGTTTCAGGGGCAAGTAATACTCTACTAATTGACCATTAGGCATTTTCAGATCGAAGACGGCGATACGCCACCCGAACTCTTTCGGGCTAACCATCTTCTCCAGATCCGCTTTAATAATCTCACCGCCAATGCGATCTAGCTCTTGGCGCAGTATCGCGACAGCCTTGGGAAGTTGATCGATGCTATCTAAGACTGTCTTGAAGCGGAAACTGTCGCGGATATGCTCGGCGCGATACCAGGGCTTTTCATCCAAGATCGAGGGGCGCAGAGACTTCTCAATAATCTTGTCGTCAGCTTTCTTATTGGAGCCGCTGGTGGTGCCAACCTCCCCATCGATCTTGTCCATAAGGTCTTGGACAACCGGACGGTTCTCCTCCGTCAGCGCATTGAGCTGCCTCACCTTCTCATTTGGCGTCGCATTAGGGTCGATTGGATTGACGATGGACTGCTCATTATCATGCGCCGCATAGGCAGCATCAGCGGCAAAGCCAAGAGTATCGGCAGAAGCTTGTTGGTCCGCAGCCGGAGCCGTCTCGACCAGTTCGCCGCTCTTCACACGCCTGCCGGTCGCCGCGATTGCCCGATCCAGTATCTCGGCCTTGCTGGGGGGGGCCGTGTCGAAGGCGTTCGGGGCGTTCGGTTTGCCCGTCGCCTGCACCTGGTCAAAGAAGCTATTCACCATCTCCGACATTGCTTTGACCGAACGGTTATTCTCGGTCAGGAACAACAGGATCTTGCGAGCTTCCTGCGAAAGCTGGTTCGCGGCGAACATCTCGCTTTGGTTCAGATAATCTCTGACGGTCGTCCCAGACCGTCGAAGCTCGGCCATCTTCTCGACCGCCGCAGTAAGGTCTGACGTAATGTCGAGGGGGTGGAGATCGCCCGCCTCGATCATCGCCTTTGCCGCCGCGATATGTGGACCGGATCGCGTCAGCGCCAGGGCGACGTTCTTAATCTCGGGGTCTCGGGTTTCGATTAGCATCTCCAGGGTAGGGCTGTCCCCAAATGCCCTATGCAGGATCGCGTTCTGAAAGCGCCGCTCGCCGCCAGTAGATAATTCCCCACGCCCGTTGACCAGCGTGTTCGCCTCGATCAACGGAAACTTGCGCGCCCATTCATTGATCGCCACCCGGTTCGACGCCGAGTTGATCGAGCCGTTGTCTTTTAGCACCAGGCCGCGAATATCTGGGAGGCGTTCCGCATCGACGCCTGCCTGCCCGTAATCGGTCATTCGGAGACCGCCGCCCTCGTTGGAGGCCATAGCAGTCCGCTTGATGTCCATCTCATTTACGAACGCCCGCATCAGGACGGGCTTCTTCATGCCGTCCGCAGCAGCCGGGTCGATCCCGAAGCGGGGCAGGAGCTGCTTCAGCGGCTCGGAATACTCGTGCCCGTTGCCTCTGTCATAGGCCCTGGAGAGGCCCTCGACGCGCCCGTTGCCGCCTACGATGTTGCCGTGTCGGTCCATCGTTGGGGCGCCCCAATCCATTAGGGGGCTATCCAGCAACATATTGACGTCCGGAGCGTTGGCGATCCCCTCGATCTGGGCCTGCGATACCTTGTCCTGCCTGGAGCGGAATTGATTTTCGCCCTTGTTCATCGTCGCCTGATGCTGCGCCGCATCGACTAGGATGAACTGCGCGGGATGGTAGATCCCTTCAACCTTGATCCGGCTCATATGCCCAAGCACCGCGCCAGGGATGTTCAGGCCGGGGGCTCCAGCTGTGTCCTGATGCGGCCCGGATTTATCAATCGTCTCCTTAGCCTGACGCGCCGCTTCCTCTGGCGACATACCCTCGCGGGTCCATTTTTCCGTCAGAAACTTGACGGCATCTGCGTGTTCCGGTGAAGCCTCCCAGGCGATTTGATTTGCAGACTTAGAGGCTTGTGCGCCTGGCTCGCCACGCGGCCCCTGGTATTCGCCGCCGCCCGTGAGCGGACTGGTGTCGATCCCAAGCCGTTCCGCCTCTGTGATGAGGCCTGTATGATCGGCGTCCCAATTCGAGCCCTTCATATGTTCGGCGATGCCGATGGAGCCGAGGAGGCTTATATGCTCGTTAGATGGATCGTGAAGCCAATTACCATTTGTGATCCCATCACCGACGATGAACGGCTTGCCTTCTATGGCGGCGCGAAGAGCGCCAAGCTTCGCCTCGTAGTTTGCGGCCCGCGTCGCCGGATCGGTCGGGATCGCGGGGCCTCGCTCTAAACTGTGATTATTGTTGATCGTGAAAGCGGCATCCTGGTCCGAGTCCAGCAAGGCGGAACCTTTCCGCCATTTCTGATAGCGGTCATATGCCAACGGTCCATAATGGCCCAGAGCACCAAACCCGGCACCCATGACGAGATCGGAGACAATCGCCTCCTGGTCGAACGTCTTGAAGTTGTCGGCCATCTCGGGGAAGCCGTTGTACCGCAGCCAATCTCCGGTAGCGCCTCGCGTAATCATCCCAACGGGGACGTTCGCCGCAGCACCCGCCACCAGGCTGGGGAGTATGCCCTCCTTGATCGTGATGCCCGTCGCGCCCGTGAACGCCGGGAGGTAGGCGCTTGTGTGCATTGGAACCTTCATCCCGGCCCAAGTGGACAGGGCGGTGATCGCGCCCATCCCGAACGAAGTGCCGGGGTCGAGCTTATTATGCCTGGCTTCCTGAAAAGCGGATTCGCCCTCGACGCCAGCCGCCCACCCTGGGAGAGCGGCAAGACCAGCGAGGCCACCTGTAGCTACAAGCCCCGCCATCAGGGGAGCCTGGGTGAAGATCCCATGCACCCCCTTGGCGAGCGCGCCGGTCGTAAGCGGATCAGGCTTCACCAGGTCCAGCATGGCTGCGCGTTTGTTATTCTGATCGTCAATCCAGTTTGCAACGGGGAAGCCCATCATCGAGTCAACAGGGCCGACAAACGTCTTGGCGACAGGAGCTAAGACCCCCCGGTTGAAAAGCGATGCAGCCTTGTAAGCTCCCTCGGCAGCACCCGAAAGTGGTGCGGACCAAAGACCACCAAACAACCCCGGATCTGGATTATTCTCATGCCCGCGTCGCGTGGCATCATCCAACAAGTTCTGTTCGTTGAGCGGGTCTAGGCCAAACATTAAAGGCCCCCTCTAACTGGCTTGGGATTTTTAGGCGGCGAGGCGGCGGTCGCCCCTGGGATTGGAGCCGCAGGAGCTGGAGCACCCTGAACAGGGGGAGGTGGCGTCTGATTTAGCTGATCGAACGCGTTGTTGAGTTGGCTCCTGTTCGGAGCGTTGTAGTTGTTGAGATCGAGCACCATAGCCTGGTTTGTCTTGGGATTGATGATAGGCCGTCCTGTGGTTTCGGTGACCGTATAAGTCCCATCCCCAAGGGGATTGATATTAATCGTCTCATTCCCAGTGACCTGTTTGCCAAGCCCTGCGTTGGTCATCGTTTCCAGATATTTCGCTTTCAATCGGTTCCCGAATTCGCCCTTATCCATTCCCCAGGGCATTATGACGTTATGGCCTGTGCTCTTATCAATTCCACCCGTAACAGCGCGGACGGATTCAGCGACCAGATCGCCGTCTACTTCCGGCTTCCCCTGCAATCCATTATCGACCCTTTTGGCGATGTAGTAATCGAGAACACCCTGATAGATCGTATCGCGTATTATCGGACTCGAACCACGGAAAACGGTTCCAGTTTCATCCTCAAACGCCTGCTTAAACAGTTTGTCATCCGGCATCGAAAACGATTGTTTGTTTCCATCTTTCTTTGCTGCTTCGTTTGTAGGGTTACGATATTCCTCACCCTTGCCGATTTGCCTGGCGACGAAGGTTGGATCAATCCGCTTATCCGCAGCGATCATGTTACTGGTGATTGGGGCCGTGGTTGTCTTCGTCATCAGTGCGGCCTGCAAAGCAGCGACAGGATGATCCGGCGTCATCTTTTGGATCGTCTGAATAAACTGAGCAGGGTCTTTAATTACGCCCCTTATCGCCTCGAGATACTCAAGGCGCTTATCATAGGGGAAGCTCTCGTATGCCTTCTGGAATGATAGCGCCTCATTCTTCGTGAAGAGCGCAGATCTGTCTGTGTTGAATTTCGACGCCATAACATCAGCGACAGCCAATCGGGATTTAAGAGCTTGAGCAATCCCCATCGGGGAAGAATCCGTAATAGGCTGTGCGCCACCGATCTTATTCTGAATCGCGTATGACATTGAGTCGGCGTGCCGCTCCGTCTCCACTTTATGATATTGCTCGATCATTGCATTCTGGCGCAAGCCCGCTTGTTTTGATCCAGGCGCGTCGAGATTTGGAGCGTAAGAATTGATAGCTGCTTGCGCTTCCTGTGGGGACATAGTTTTGAATGCGGCTATCTTCTGACCAGCATCGAGGTTCGCAGCGTAATTGTTGTATTGGTCCACCGCCTCGTTACCGTTTGGGAAGTGCTGCTGAAAATCCGCAAGCGTCTTTGGATGCTGGACACCCATACCTTGCTCGGCAAGTGCCTGGTGGTCGCCAAGATCCCTGTTGAACAGAGCCATTCCGCTTGTCGCTTGGGTATTGACCGCAGCCACCGACTGCATCAGCGCCGCCTCGACCTTATTGCCGGGGACGGCATTAACGAGATCCTGGACCCAAGGCGAGATCTCCCTGCGAGGGGTCTGTGCCGATACGGGCTCCCCAGGCTGTCCTGCGGTGCCTGTTGCGACTGCTGTTGTTGACCGTCCCGCCTGGCCGTTGATCGTATTGCCAGCCCAGTTGATGATGTCTTGGGCGGTCGCGCCTGGGCGGCGCAAAATCGCATTTGCTTTTTGAGCCTTCTCGTCGGTTAGATCCCTTATGGGTGTGTTCGGATCTGCCTTCAGAACACCGATGGCCCCACCAATACCGAGGAAATGAGCAAGATAGATATTGGTGCCTGTCGCATCCAGATGCTCGAGTTTAAGCGCCTCAGCATTAGCCCTGATATGGTCCGGACCCATGATACTTTCGATGGGCTTACCATTGTAAATGGTCCCACGGAGCGCAAGAATTTCGTCCTTTGATTTACCTTTAAGCTCTGGGAATGATGCTTTAGCTTGAGCGATGAAAGTACCATCGACAAACTGATATAAATTGTTTGCAGAAGAACTTCCATTCTTGCCCGTACCTTCAGCACCCGCGATCGCGGGGATGATTGCCTCAACGTCAGTGCTAGTTGCAAGCCCCCCAGCTACTTGCCCAATAGAACGAAATGGATTGGGTTGATCTTTGTAATTTCCAGCGCGGGATTCTAAAGCATCTTTGAGTTCCTGACTGGTGTTTGGATTGTCACGGGCTTTTGCTAGCGCCGCATCCAGAATTCTGCCCTGGCTCTCTAGGAATTTTTGATAACGTGCGTCGGACGAGATCGCGAGATTAGCAGTCGCCGACTTGTTAGCATCGAGGTAGCTCTGGAAGTTTTCTGGATGAGCAGCGGCATCATTCACCGAACCCTTCACGCCCTCCTCGTATGTCTTGAGGCGCGTTACCACAGCGCCCCTTTCATGCTCCGTGTTGATCGTAGTATTCCAGCCGGATTGTGCCTCGGTGATCTGCCTGCCGACGAAGTTCTTCACCTCTGGCGTCGCGTTAGCATACTTCGCCGCGAGAGCGGAATAACGAGATTGGACATCCGCCTTCATCACATCACTGAAGGGTGTGGCCTCGCCGGTCGTCGGATTGGGGAGTGTCGCCCCCTCGGCCATGCCATCAATACCGGCTTGTAGCGCCTGCTGAGTTTCGTCTTTAATCTTTGCCAGATCAGCATAGGCCCCTGTCATCGCGTCAGCATTAGCCTGCTGCCGCTGCAAATGGGATTGCGTCGCCCCGAGGGTGCCCATCGCCTCGCCGAACGCTTGCATCCCCTTCGTGTTCGCGGGGTTCACGCTCATGTCAGGCGCGGTGGCGCGGATGTTCATCAGCCCTTCAGGCGAAAGGCGATCTTCATATTGCGGGATGACGATGCCCATTTTTGCCCCTAGTCTGGTTTCATGTATTTGTATTTGGTCAGGCCGTTCATGAGCGCAGCGCCCGCGTTCCAGTAGCCGCCAGTTTCCGAGTTCGATGCGTTCATCTCGCCCATCTGGCGAGCGACCTTGGCGTTGCTCTCATCGAGCTGCGCCTGGGCGATCAAACCATTGGCCTGGTTCTGGCCCTGGTATCGGATCGTCAGCGAATCCAGCTCATTGTTGACGGCATTCTGTTTGAGCAGATCATAGTTCGATCCCTCGAACCCCGTGCCACTTTGAGCGACGCCCGCAACCGCCTGGCCCTGGAGCTGCGCGAAGTGCCGCCGCTGCGCTTCCTCCTTCGCGTTCGCCTGACTTGAGGAAAGGAAGGCATTGTTGCGGGCGACCGTGGCGTTGTACTCCTGGGCCTGGGCGTTCGCGGTCGCCTGGGCGCGCATCGCCTCGGCCTGCTGATTGCCCTGGGAGATCGCGCCGACAGCGGAGACCATTGTTCCGATTGCGGCCATTGCGGTCGAGACACCAGACGCAACGCCTGCCGAAGCACCCGCTGCGAGTAGGATAGATTCCATTATGCAGCCCTCACTTTTGCATAGAGATCGCAATCGAGGCCATTGGGGGTGTAAGCCTTCATCGTGCCCTCGAGAACGAAACCTAAAAGCCCAGCCCAGCGCCGCCCGTTGGGGAAGTTGCATGTGACGCTCGTCTCGATCCGGCGAAACGGGTGCATCTCCATAGTCGCCAGGACGGCCCGGTGGATCTTCTGGAAATGCCGGCCACTGTCCTCGCCGATGAGCCCCCAGGCGATTGCGCGCTCGTCCCATTGCTTCACAAGGCCCATGCAGGCATGAACTTTGTCGTCGATGACGAGGGAGTAGGCGTAGCCAGCATCTTTGAGGCTTTGGGCATAGATCGGGTCAATTAGCATCGGCTGCATGATCGCTTGCGCTTTTTGCAGATTTAGCCTGGTGAGGTGCTCGGGCTCGTATGGGACGATCATCGGTCGAAAACCGTGGTCTGAGGCATGATGGCGACAAGCGTCATCGGGAGCGGCTGGTCTTGTTGGATGGTGATACAGCCGTCGAAGTCATAGCCATTCGGCCACTCCACCAGCTTGTCGCCAGTGAAGAGGGGGGGCGGCGCATCCATAGGGTCAGAGCCGGTTCGGAATTGGATCTCGTCTAAGATCGCCGTGGAAGGCCCAGCCTTTGCGCCCAGCGTGTTGTAGAACCGCAGCACAACCTTGTTGATCCGCTTCATCTTGCCCTGGCTGGTGCCGTCCGCAGCCCCGCCCTCGACCCGGTTGGTCTGGAGGATGGAAGTGTAGCCAAGGCCGACCTGAGCCGTGGAGGCGGCAACCTGAAGCGTGATCGCTCCGCTCGTCACCACCCGATCAGGATGCGACGCGCCGTCCGCCAGGATCTGAACAGTCATCCCCTCGAGGTAGGACAGGCCGCTGATCGTCGTCGTGGGGGAGCCGGAATAGGTGGCGCCCGCGTCCACATAGAAGCAATCACTTTGCGCGCCGCCCGCCTGGTAGCCTTGCTCGAGATACTCGACATATCGGCGGGTCGTGCCGTTGATCGTTCTCCTGGTGATCGTCCACAGCTCATCACGGTCGCCAGAAGGCGCGGGCATGGTGCAAACGCTCTCGACAATCCCGCTGCCGCCGACAGGGTGGCGGTGCCATCCCACAACGTCCTGTTCTTTATTGAAGGTGAACCCGACCAGCATCCCATCGCCGCGAGCGACCCAAAGCGCGACGTAGGGCTCCTTGTGCCAGGTCATCTGGACGATGCCGCCCGTGGTTATGTGTTCGGAGAGGACCGTCAGGTCCGCCGTAACATAGCCGTTTTGCTGAAAATTGTAGGCTACTTCTTTTAACTTTCGGCCTGACGCTTGAACCATCAGGATCGAGTAACCCACCGTCGCAGGCGTTACGCTCTTGCAGCCGTCAGTTGTTTGCTGCTCGATTTTGACGTTTCCAGGCGCGAACGCTTGGTTCGTTGTATTCTCCTGGCAGGCAAACTCTGAGCCGGACGTCCCGATTAGAAGCGCCTGGGCGGGCGCAAGCCACTGGACTGTGTTGACCTGGGAGGAGGAAATCGTCACTTCGATAGCTTTGTCGGCGACGACGTTGCCGGAATCATCTTTCGCCGCAAAGTTCAGGAAATCACCCGCGCAAGAAAAGTAAATCTTGATCCCAGCCGAGAGGGTCAGCCGTTCGCGGAAGAACGTCGCTTTTGACGGGTAGCCCTCGACGCCAGAGAACGCCGCATGTGCCCAGCGGAAGGAGCCCGTGCCGACACATCCAGACGGAAAGCCCCAATCCCCCTGAACCACAGCCGTCACATGGGTGGAATTGGTGTATGCGGTGATTTTTGCGTAACCATAGCCAGCGTCGATGAACTGCCAGCTTAGGCCCTGATGCTCGCATGTTGTTCCGGAGATTGCCTGACCGTCGCCATCGTCCTGGGTGCCGTAGGTATGGATCGGCTTGTCCGGACCCGTGCGCCAGACCTTGCCCGCTGAGGGGCTGATCGCAGTCTGGCAGAGATAGGTCTTTCCGTCTGAGCGACGATAGATCGTCCCAGCGGAGGAAGCCGTTGCAAACTCCTGCCCAGCCGTCCAGGGCTTGATCGCCGAGAGGTCTGCGGGCTCGAGGTAGAAGAAGGAGCCGACATGCGACGCCTTGAAGATCGCCGAACTGGCGGTGAGGGTTATCGTTCCTGTCGCAGCACTGGCTGAGACTGTGATCGTTTTGTCAGTATTCTGGGTTTTGAATGGGCCATTGGTGAGAGCTGCCGCCGCAATGGTCCAATCCGTGTTTCCGTAGCGCGAAAGCGCCTGGAGCGCATAGGAGGGATGCGCGATGTAGATGATGTCTCCCGACTGAACCATCGACAGCTTGAAAGTCATATTGGTGTCGGTCAGATCCGCCGAGGCATATGGGGTCGGAATTTCGTAGATCGAGCCGGTCAGCGCGTACCAATAGGTAGCATTCGGCGGCGCGTGGCCGGTCGTCGCAGCGATAGCGTAATAGGTTGTCCCACCGCTCGTAACAAGGTCCGCGATTGCGTAGGGGGTTGCATTGTTATACGCGGCGACGCCAGAGGTCAGGACTTCGCCGTGGTTCGTGTAGAAACGAACGTAATAGTCGCCAAACTCCAGGATGAAGCTCTGGGAGTTGTTGAACTCGAATTTCGCAAGCCAAGTCTGTTGAGCCGAGTTTTTGACTTCAGCGACGTAACGGAAGCCAGGGCGCCGGACGGCTGGACCCTGAACGGACGGGATGAAATTCTCGACTACCTTTGCGCCGTTGTTGTATTTAGCGACATCAACGCGACCGTCCATGAGCGGGGAAAGCTCACCCGCATTGAACGTCGCACGGATCGTTGATGCTCTCGGCATTTCATATCCTTGAGATGATCCAGCTATTGTCAGGCGGCTGCATCGGGAGGCGCTCGATTGCGTTGCCCTTGATCGCGGCCCTGATCGCTCGGTCGTATTCTTTCCAGGCCATTTCTCGCTTAGGCATGGATTGCGTCAGGTCTTCGCAGATCTCCGCAGCGATGCGGCAGGCCAAAGCCTCGCGAAAATTCGGGTCGAAAAGCGTCGGATCGGTGATCTGCGCCAGGTATCGCAAGCTCAGAGGCGCGGCGATGTCGGTCAGGATCAGACCGTTCTCAAGCACCCAATCGACATATTCGGCGTTGACGTAATTATCCATCACCACATCGGGAAAACGGTCATCGACCATATCGACCCGCAGGCAGTCAGCCGGGAGTTGATACTGGTACTCGTATCCGAACGCCGGAGCGGTTGAGAGCGCCGCCAGGGTCGTGCGTTTCAGGGCGAAGCTCCACCTATTGCGGCGAAGCTCATCGTCGCGCAGATCCTCGAAGCAGGACAGGATCGAGCGCGCCGCCTTGATGTCGTCGTTCAGGGAGATGATACGCGCCGCGCCCAGCTTGGTCAGCGCACGATTGGCAATCTGGATAACGGAGGCCATGCTGTGCCTCCGTTAGCCGAGACCAACCAGGTACACGTTTAAGCCGCTCGGCGAGCCGCCGATAACACCGGCGCGGACATTTCCAGCGGGGAGATTAACCCCCGTCTGGGATCGCGGAAGAACGGTGTACGAGATAGCCGCCCCCGTAAAAACTTCAACGCTCATCCAAGTCCCAGACGGCGATTGAATCTGAAGCGCCACGGTGGCCCCGCCGATCGTGCCGTCGAAGAAAACGATGTATTCGCCGCCTCGAATTGCAGTAGTGGACCCGGTCGCGGAGCCGCTGGAAAGGAGGGTGTAGGAGTTGTCGTCTCCGCGCTTCTGTGACATGGCGCGCTCCTCACCAGTTCTTAGAGGCGGTGGTGATGTAGTCCTCAAGCTTCTCGAGCGCCAGGAGCAGCTCGGTCTTGGTCGGGACATTCGCGGTCGTGTTGATGACCACCTCGATGTCCTTAGAGGTGGTGGTCGCGCTTTCGGTGATGTTGCCCATCGAGCCAGCGCCGTCATTGATGCCGAAGAAATAGGTAGGCATGTCTCAAACTCCCGTGTGGTTGGGTGGCGGATGATCGGCCTCGAAGCCAGCCACCCGCCGGGGCTTGGGAAGGTGAAGGATTTTACGTCCTCCACCCACCAATCTTAGCTCGGGATCGAGTAGTAGAGGTCGATGATGAGGGTGCCAGAGGCGGGCAAACTCGCCGTGGCGATGGTCCCGATCACAACTTCCTCAGCGGTCGAGCCCGCATCGCTCGCCGCCACCTGGGCCGCATTGCCGAACATCGTCGGCGTATCGGTCGCGGTGAACGTCGCGGCGGTGCGGTATTTGCCCGTCGTGCCGGAGATCCCCACCGCCACGGTCGAAGTGGAGAGCGAAACGGTCGAGGTGATGACGCCATACGCGAACACCGATCCAGCGGGCAGATTGCCCAGCGCAAGGATGTCGCTGGTGGTCTGGGTCGCCAGGGTGATCGTGGCGCGGAGCCGCTTTACGCGGCCCCCGTACACGGTAGCGCGGGGTTTGTAGCCGACCGCAGCGGCAGTGGTGGTGCCGGTTGTGGTGCCCGCCAGTTCGTTTGAAAGATACGTTGCCATTTTGGGGGCTCCTTAGACGCAGTTGATGAGGCCGGTTTTCTTCTCTTCCATGCGAGCGCCGCCGAACGTGCCGGTGACGTACACCTGGTAAGAGTTCCGCTTGTCAGGGCGGCGGTCGATGCTGGTCATGACATCATTCCACATGCCGAGCGCCATTCCCGACTTGGCCCAGAAGGGGACCATGTAGCGGGTGCCGGTCGTGTAGGTGCCGTCAGAGGAGCCGGTAGCGATCGCGGTGTTGATGGCGGTATTGAACGAAGCGCCGCCAGGGATGCGCTCGGAGTGGATGAAGTTGAACCCCATGAAGGAGTTGATGCGACCATCAACCAGGACCGGCTTGCTGTTGTACTCGAGCGAGATCGCCTGCGCCTCGTTCAGCAGATCATCATGCTGGCGGGCAGTGATCGCCATGAACAACTGGTCGTTGTCCACATCAACCTCAGCCTGGAGCAGGATGCGCTTGGCGGCGCGCAGCTTGGCGATGTTAAGGCCGGTCGCAGCCGACGCGCCCGTGGTCGCCGCAACAGACTGAGAGTTGCTGTTGTAGGCGTACAGGGTGCCGGTCGTGGTCGTGCCGTTCTCGCCAGTGTTGTTCGAGTTCAGGATGCCGCTGACGATCTCGTCGTCAATCGCGCGGCCCATCGCCCAAGCGCCAGCCATCGCATAGCTGGATGTCGGGTCGATCAGCATCCGCAGCTTATCCTGGTTGTCGATCAGATCAGCCCAATCGTAATCGTTGGGATAAATCCATCTTTTGTCCTGGGGGGTCGAGATCAGCGGCGTATCAGAGTGACGCGACTGATTCCGAACAGGCGACACGGAGCCGAACTGCTCGGCCATCGAAGCGGCCTTGCCCTGAAACTGGAGCGAGGTGACGGTGCTGCGAAGGCGGGAGCCCTGCTGCTGGAGAAGCATCTGCACATTGGCAGAATACTGTTGGACGAAGGCTGTTGAGACGTTGACGGACATGGGGAAAGCTCCAAAATGTGAGGATCAGAGGATCTTCTTTGGGCTTGTCCGCGTGACCGGGGCCTCGTCGTCGTCGCCGTCTTTCCGGCTGTCATCGGGGCTCGAAGGGCTTGCCCGAGGCTCGTCACTGTGTCCGGACCCGCGACGGGTTCCCCGGTCTACGATCCAGCCCAGATAATGATCGGCGATTGCTGTAATCTCCGACGGCCCCAGGCCAGGGCGGCAGGCAAGCTTGAGGCACTCGAGCCTTAGATCGCCTCCGTTATGTGTCTTGTACACCGGATTAGCCATCAGATCAACTTTCCGGATAGGCGAGCGCCATCAACCTGGACATCTCAGCCCGAGCGTCAGCATTCCCGTTGATATACTTCGACGCCCACTCGCGATCCCCCTGGAGGGTGGAGATCTGGTTTTTCGCCGCGTCAGGCGTCATCCCGAACGAGCCGCTGGTCTTGCCGCCTTCGAAGCCGTGCTCGGTGGTGGCCCGCCCGATCTTCGCCAGGAGCCGCAGCATCTCGCCCGTGCCCAGCCCGTTCTCCATCGCCGAGAGCTTCGCCCCGTCCAGCCCAAACTCTCGAGCGGCCCGGCGCCCCAGCTCCAGGTTCTCGGCATATGCGCCGCCCCACTCGGCGCGCACCGCCGACACATCGGCCTCGGCCTTCTGGGATGCCTGTTGCTGGAATTCCTGCATCTTGGCCGTCTGGGTCTGGTTCCACCAGGCGGAGAGCTTGTCAGCCTGGCCCTGCGAGATCCCGGCTTTATGAAACTCAGCCGCCGCCGCCTTGGCAAACGTGCCGGGGTCGCCCTCGGGGACGGGGAGCTTGTAGTCCTCGGCGGTCTTTGGGCGCCCCAGGCTGTCATAGACCCGGTTCCAGCCCTCGAGATCCTCGCTGTTCTTCGGGAGCGGCACCTTCTCGGAGCCGACCAGCTTCTCGAGGTTCCTGTAGCCGGTCGCAACGTCAGCCGGATCTTTCCAGCCCTTGTTCTCTATATAGCCGCGCAGGTCTGCGTCCGTGACCTTGGCATACCAGTTGTCGCCACCAGGTGCCGGGGCAGGGGGTGGAGTACCCTGGTCGCCGCCGACCACCTGGCCGGAGGCCTGGCCCTGGTCAGCCGGTGGGGGAGCCGCCTCGGCGGAAAGCATCGCTGTCGCTGATCCTGCATCACTCATAGCTTGTCCTCATCTGTGAGACTGAACACTTGTTTTTCGTTGATATAGAGATGGGCCGCGACGCGGAGGAACACCTCCCGCCGCCCCTCGGCCATCGCCATCGCCAGCGGGTCGATCGTTTTGGAGATCGGCGAGACTATCGCCGTGCTGGAGGAGGCGCGGCAGAACCGGCGAAGATCCGCCAGCACCACCTCGCCGTCCCTGGTCAGATCCCCCTGGTCGTTCATGAACGTGCGCCGGTAAGACTGCTTGCGGCTCAGAACATTGCGGACGGCATCCGTTAATCGACTAATCACGCGCTACCTCATTGTTGTGCGAACATGTTCGCCGCTTGCTGGTTGGGCGCGGACGCCGCCAAGCTCTGCGACTGCATCAGATCCTTCACCACACCAGACGCCACAGGAGCCGCCTGGAGGAGCTGCTGGGCCGCTGCGGCCTGGCTCGCCTGGGCCTTCATGCCCGCGATAACCTCGGGGCTCCGCAGCACTCGCTGAGGCACACCGTTGATCGAGGCCAACTCACGCACAATCGCCTCGGGGTCGAAGACCTGCATCACCGTCGCGTCGATCTGCGCCAGTGGCGTGATCGCCTGGAGCGTCCGCAGAATCGCGACACCCTCCTCAGCCCGCTGCGCCTTGTTGAGCGGAGACTGATACTGGATCTCGATCATCCCCCCAGCCCGACGCAGCACATCAGGCATCGGCGGCAGAACGCCCGCCCTGGACAGGATGTCGATCTCACGCTCGATCATCGGCCCCAGAAACTCACTCTGTTGCCGCCCCATCGTGGGAGCCAGCAACGCACCCTTTTCCTGCGCCCGCAACATAGCCTCGGTCGCCGTCATCTCTGGCGTCTCCACCAGGATCTGAAACAGCGTCACCAGGAACGCATCGTTGATCGTCTTGCGGCGCTGCTCCATCATATCAAGGCCAATGTCGATACGCGCCCCGGTCTGAAGAGCGTGGACTAACTGGTTGCCCTGGTCCGACACGCCGCCATAGTTCAAAGCACCGGGTCGAAGATCGAAGGCGGCAAGAGCCCCGTCTTCCTGAAGCAGCAAAGGCGGATCGACAATTTTATGCGCCGCACGGATGACAGTCTTCGACATTTCATTCAGCATCTTGACATCAGCCAGGACGGTCATCGCGGGAGAACGGCCATAGATCTCTTTCGGCCCGGTCACATAGCGACCCACAACATAGGGCATCGCATTGTAACCGCCCTCGGAGATTATCTTGCGGCCCTCCAAAGCGATATAACAAGAGTACCAGGGCATACCCTTGTAATCCTTGCGTCCGTAAAGCTGATCGGTATTAGGATGAACCGTGTGGATATATTCCAACGTGCCATCCGGATTCTTCTCAGCCTTATCGAGCGTCTTCTCATCGACGTTCTTCGCACCAAATTTCTGCACAGCCTGTCGGGCCGTCAGTAGAAACTTACGAAACACCGTGTCGATGATGCCTTGATGGTTTTCCTGAATATATATTTCTGAAAGGTGGATTGACCTATACCTGATCCCATGCCCCACCAGGTCATCAATATACATTGCACCAGTACCAAACGCACCGAGAGACAAATACACCTCATGAGCTTGCGACGCGAAGTTTGCTTTCGGAGAATAGCGGCATTGAAACAACTCATCCGTCACTGCATCGAGATAAGTTTGCACCTCGGCGTTCTTCATCAGATCGGGATCAGTCGTATATAACTCATGCCACCGCTTAGTTCGTGGCGTTAGCATCGACTCCATCGCAGCACCAAAGCGATCGAGGGCCAGCGTCGCAGTGTTGTCGAAGATCTTCTCCGTGTGCTTGTCACCAGGCTGGCGATTGATCTGAAAGTAATCAGAGCGCGGCATAATGCGCTCGGCGATCTCTCGCCAGTGAGCATTGAAAACAGCGCGACCCGATTCCATCTCGGCGAACCGCTTGAGTAACCCCGTGACTTTATCTTGAGCGTCCATTCCAAACCCCAATCCTGAACAATTACATCCCGAGAAGTGTCTTCGTGGATGTCGTAGGCGTCGCTAAATCACCCGTCGCATTCGTCAAGATGCTCGCTGCACGGCCCTGACGGCCAGCAGAGGCATCATTCGCCTGTTGCGATTGTCGCGTCGAATCAATCGTCGGAGCTGCTACAGAAGCCGGAGCAGGAGGAGGAACCTGATGGACGATATTTTGTGGAGTAATACCACCAAAGAAACCACCCATTAGTTCAGTCCTTCTATTTGAAGCGTCCATTCCAAAACCGAATCTTGAGCCATTACATTCCGAGAAGTGTCTTCGTGGATGTCGTAGGCGTCGCCAGATCGCCCGTCGAACTCGTCAAGATGCTCGCAGCACGGCCCTTGCGCGCATAGGTGACATCATTCGCCTGTTGCGATTGTCGAGCCGCATCAATCGTCGGAGCCGGTACAGGAGCCGGAGGAACAACAGGAGGAGGAATCGTAGGAGCGCCGCCACCAAACAAACCACCCATGTTTTCATTCCCTCTATATGACCGCGTACTCCACGGTCGCCACAGATTTACGATCCGACATCTGCCGATCGCGCTTAACTAACGTCCTGGCTTCGCCAGCACCCATCAACATATACTGACCCGCCTCAGCCACATGGCTGTAATGACCCTTGTCCGGAACATCACGGTAACGCTCCTCACCACTCACCTGGATACGCTTGTACGCATACCCACCACCCATCGCCTTGCGGAGCATCGTGCAAGACGGATGAACTAAAAGACCAGGCTCGCCGTCGATCAAACGGGACAAGCACATAGCAACCGACTCCCGGCGCTTCATGAAATCGTTAGTGGGCGCAGGACGAGCCATCACGCCACCAGCCTGTAAGATCTGAAACGGCGTCGTCTCATCAGTCTGCGAACGCCCCATGCCAGCGGGGTCGCCAGTGATCGACGCAAATGTAAATCCAGGATAACGCTCGTGCATCGCAGCGCGCAGCAGCTCAGTGAAACGCTTCGCACCCATGTCTTGCGTCACCAGTTCGCTATGCCAGCGCCACTGACCCATCGGGGACTTCTGACCAAATACCGCAGCAGGCGTCAGCCCGAAATCAATCCCAATATAAATCGGCCACTTTTCGATGATGTCGAACTCGCGGACATGCACCCGGTCCTTGAACTCCGGATAGACAGGCTTGCCGTCGCGCACAAAACCATACTGGCCGTGGACATAAACATTTATCCAATCATCGTCTTTGCCCGCAAGCTGGCGCTTATAATAATCGACAGGGAGATTCTCGACGTTCTCCGCATTCGCCTCCAAACCGCCAGGCTGTCTAAAAAAATCCCAGCCCAGAGGCTTCTCCTCCTCAGCCATCCGATACCACCAGTGATCGTTGTCAGGCGGATTGGTATCGCAAATAATTCCAGACCACTCGCACCCGCCCATCATCACAGATGGGAAACGACCGACGCGGCCCGTCAGGCCATCAAGCACCTGCTTGGGGATCTCTCGCGCCTCATTGCACCAGGCGCCCGTCAGCTCCATCGACAGGAGCTTCGAGATGTCGTCGGGGCGGTCGAGCGCCAGAAAAATTACCTCGAGATCAAGATCGCCCTCAGTAATACGGTGGGACGGCGGACCCTGGTCGATCCAACGCCCAACCGACGCAGGAACCCACTGGTGCCAGGATTTGATGGTCGTCGTCTTCAGCTCGGGGTAGCTGTTGCGAATGATCGCCCAGCGGCTGTTGCGCTTGCCGTTCGTGCCGATGCGTTGCTCCGACGCACGACGCAGGATCTCGATGATGCAGGCGGTGGACTTGCCGGAGCCGAACGGTCCCATGAGCCCACGGAAAAAAGCGTCAGATAATAGGAAGCTGTTCACAACAGGGCCGGGAGGCGTGTAGTTGATCGCGATCACGTTGCTCAAGAACGCCCCCAAGGTGGGAGGACGGCAGATATTTTTTGACCAGTTTTAGGTGGGAAGGGGGAGCCCACTCGCCGCCGCCCGGCGTTCGCCCCCCCCACCCCCCCGGCCCTCGATCTTGAGCGCCACCTTGAAAGCTGGGCCGAGGCGGCTCGCCAGGCAGCGGCCAGCGCCCCGGCGAGCACCGCGAAAGGGAGGATGAACGGGGCGAGGATGGCGATCAGGATGCCGCCGCCGGATGAACATCTGTCTTCTGAGCAGATGGTTCTAGCCTCCAAGTCGTTGTTATTGCTGGGACGGCAGGGGGCTTTCTCCAGCTTTTTCTCCAAAGCGGTCATTTATCGCCGCCGTTCTGGGTCAGATTGACCTGGATCGCGATGCCGACGACGCCATTTCCCTCGAGTTCGAGCTTGTCGCCGTAGACCTTGGGCTTCATCTTGGAGGCGATCCAACGCTTCGCCTCGACCCG